GCATCAAATATCACAGCTACTTCATATGTCATTCGTTCAGTAGGTACATCAATTAGTGCTAATGGTTCTACACAAGTTACAGCAACAGCATTGACAAAAGAATTCAACCAAGTCACTACTGTAAGTTCAGGTCAAGGAGTAATATTGCCGGCAGCAACTGCAGGTATGGCTATAGTGATTGTTAATACAAGTGCTAATAGTCTAAATGTATATCCTAACACAGGAGCAGCAATAAACAGTTTAGCGGCGAACGCTGCATATACACATGGTGCAGGTGGTTCGTTACAATATGTAGCACTATCATCTACACAATGGTATACAGTAGGCGCAAGTTACGCATGAGGGTAACACATGAGCGCACCTAATTGGATCACCCCAGCAGGATTGATAGGTGTTTATCCCGCAGAGATAAGCTTTACATATCAACTTGAAGCTGTTTCTGTTCCTCCTGCATTAACTGTAAGCTATAAACTAATAAGTGGCTCACTGCCATTAGGCATGAGTTTAAGAATCGATGGTTTGATTTCTGGTACTCCTACACTTGTAACTGATGATACTACTAGCACATTTGTTATTAGAGCAACAGACAATCTAGGAAACATCAAAGATAGAACTTTTGAATTGAGTGTATCAGGGGACGCAACACCTGCGTTTACTACTGCGGAAGGTGCGATCACAACAGTATTCGATAGTACGTGGGTAGAAATACCTATAACGTATAGCAATCCTGTCGCAGATAATCCTGTGACGATACGTGTATTGCAAGGTGCATTACCACCTGGATTAGAAATCAATGAGTATGGATTGATTCGCGGTTACCCAGAACCCCCTATCACATTAGTCAATTTACCTGAATTAACAACTACCGCAGTATCAACAGATAGTACTAACAATTATATAACAGTATTAGGTACTAATGGTTTCAGACCCAATAGAGCTATAGTATTCTCTGGTGCCAGTTTTGGTGGTTTAGTTACAGGCCAAGTATATTATGTCAAATCTGTCATCAATGCTACACAGATAACTATCACAACTATCCCTAATGGTGAAGTATTCTTTGTAACCACTGATAATGGATTGATGGATGTAACACTTCCATTAACACAAGTAGGTCAACCTAGCAAACGTCAATATAGTTTCACATTAGCATTAACCAGCCCATTAGGAAATGATACAGCATTTTATTCATTGACTGTTATCAATCAAAATTTACCATTGAATCAAGGTGGTCCTGGCTTGTTGCCCGGAACTAGAAACCCTACAATCTATAATACAAGACCGCCTACATACAAAATCGAAAATACACAGTACTTTAGATATTATGTATTGCCACCTAATGATGAAGTTGTTGTTCCAGGCACTACTTATGCTCCAACATCAGAAGCATATATGGGACAGTTCTTATATGATAACTATTTCTCATTTCAAATCATAGGTCATGACTTTGATAACGATGACATAACTTATCAATTTCAAAATCTGCCTAGTTGGTTGACAGGTAATACATCTACTGGTTGGATATATGGAACACCTTCTGGTATTCCTGCTAACGACATTCAAGATTTTTCGTTTCAAGTAAAAGTTGTTAAATCATCAAATAGTACGTATAGTAGTCCATTGTTCAACTTCAATATGCAAGTTGCAAATGATATAACTGGACAGATCGTTTGGATCACAGAAAATAATCTTGGTGATATAGACAATGCTACATTGTCTAATAAGAAAGTCGAAGCAACTTCAGATGTGGCATTATCTTATAGAGTTTTATCAGGAGATCTACCTCCCAATCTTACATTCAGAAATAATGGTGATATTGATGGCATAGTAGCTTATCAACCTTCTGATGTTTTCTTAGAAAAAGATACTAGAACTACATATACTTTTACTGTAGAAGCATACAACGAAGATATCCCATTAATATCGAGCACTAAAACATTTACGTTGACTGTTGTACAAACATATGATATACCAACAGATAATCTTTATATCAAGTGTACTCCTAGCTTCCGTGACAGAGATATCATAGCATCATTATTAAATGATCCTATTCTTATACCCGATGAATATCTATATAGAATAGAAGATCCTAATTACGGTAAAGCAAATAATGTAGTATACGCACATGCTTATGGCATATACTCAAGTGACTTTGAAGAATACTTGGAAGCAGTAAAGAAAAATCATTATTGGCGTAACATCACATTAGGTGAGTTGAAAACTGCCGTCGCTAAAAATGAAAAGGGTGAGGTCATATACGAAGTTGTTTATAGCACTGTGATAGACAATCTACAAAAATATGATCCAAATTATAATTACGATTATAGATACAGTCAAAGTGTTAGCGAAGAAATATTCTGGCCACGATTCATAGATTTAAATCTAGGACCTTGGTATGCAAGCAGCACAGAAATTTATACTAGTTACATATTCCCACAAGAAACACAACTGTTAACGAATTACACATCTTATGATATATTGACACAAACCGGTTTACCTTTGATCACACAGCAAGGTACTCCTACATTCTATACGAGCTTGACTCCTGGATATGCTAGAGTGTTATATCCTAATAGTTTAGAGAACATGCGTAAACGTATAGAACAAGAGTTAGGAGCTAACTATAACTTTAGATTATTGCCATTATGGATGACCAGTCAACAGAATGACGGTAATACATTGGGATTCACACCTGCTTGGGTCATAGCATATACCAAACTACCTGAACCAATAGCATTGGTAGCCACTGCCACTCATGAATTAACCGACACTATTCAATTATCCACAGTAGACGGTTTAGTTGAAGGTGGTGAGATCGTGTTCAATGGCAACACGTTTGGTGGCATCAAACCTAGAACTAAGTATTACGTGGCTAACATAAACACAATCACTAATAAAATACAAGTTAGCCTGACACAATATGGAACTGTGTTACCATTAGAGACAGGTAGTGGTACCATGCCTTGTGTGTTTGATGCAATATCATATGCACAGGTAATCAAGCGCAGAATAGAAACAGATTGGGATTACACGCTAAACCAAATCAATTTCCAGATCGATAGATTCACAGTAGGCAAGACATTGACGTATAACTACGACACTAAGCTTGATCCTAAAGTCTGGACTAGATATCCAAGTGCTACTCCTGAACCAAATCCTAGCGATAGCGAAGATTTCTACGTATTGTTCCCGCAGAAAACTATATTACCGACCAAGACTCAATATAATTTGTGATGGTTTTAGGATATATAAATACAATAGGATAACGAATCGATATGAGTACAATAAACACAAACGGTATAGATGTCAATTACCCAGTACCTGGTCAGAATAATAGCACTCAGGGGTTCCGTAACAACTTCACGGCCATACGTCAGAACCTAAACACTGCCGGTAGTGAAATCACCGATTTACAGAATAAAGTTGTACTGAAGTCAGCACTAGCAAATTCAGTATTGAACAATGACATGGCTAACACATTGATAGCCAATGCCAGCACATTACAATTCCGTGCCACCACATACAACCTCGGTAATGCTTTAGCAGAAAATGTTCTTGTTGATTGCAGCTTAGGTGATCTACAATATGGTAACCTAGATGGCAACATCACATTATCATTTGGTAGCTGGGCTCCTACAAATACATTAAGCACAGTCAAGTTACAGTTGGGTCGTCCTAACAATCAAGCTAACTTTACAATCACATTACCTAGCGAAGCAGTCATAGATCAAAACTCAGGCTGGACTTTATTAGAGAACTCAGGTTCAAACGCTAACTTAGCAACTATCACATTCCCTTATGATGTAACTCAGCTTGATTTAACATTAACTAGCACAGATTGCGGTAACACAATCTATGTCCAACCAACTAACAGACCATATAAAACAACACAGATACAAGTAAGAACTCCAAGTCCCGTAGGTTATCTAGGAGATGTTGCCGGTACTGTAGCCGTAGATGCAAACTATCTTTATGTATGCACAGATACATTTGATGCAACTACTATAACTGCCAATGCTGTCACGACAACAACTGGTACTAATTTGATCACGTTCGATAATAATCTACCAGTGGGCGTAGTTGCAAACATGCCTGTAGTGTTCGACACTATGTTTATCAATGGTAATTCAGTTACTTCATTTGGTAACATCAATGCAGGACAGGTATACTACGTTAAAACAGTTCCTTCTACTACCACTATCACTATCAGTGATACTAGAACTGGCGGAACAGCAGGATCAACTTTAGCACTAACCACAGTGACTGCAAATTCAACAACAAAAATGGATGCAACATTCTACGACGGCACCGATATCTGGAAACGTGTAGCATTAACTTCTTGGTAATAAATGGAACACCCATTCATAAACAACCTTAGTGATAAAACGTTAGAGCAACTGCAGGATACGATTAGTAATCTGAATCAAAAATTGACGTTCGCATATAGAAGTCAAAATGCGCCATTGATTCAACAACTAAACATGGTTTTAGAAAGCTATCGTAATGAAT